TGAAAATTTCATTTTTGGACCACCTTTTTATGATACCTATGCAGCATTGTTACCATTTCTTCACGTGTAAGCGTGTCTTTCGGCCTTGTCCCATCAGTAATACCCTCTTTTTTAGCCCACTCCCAGGCATCCTTTGCCCAAGATGAAGGCGTATTCTTGTCTGTCACTTTATCAACTCCTTTCAAAGTATTTAATTCAGATTGCACCATATCCAAAAACCTTTGCCATCCCATATCGAGCGTCCTATGCGGACAGTATTTACCGGAAAAATCTTGATGTTTCTTTACTTTGTCAACTCCCCAGCCTTTTTCATTTAACTTGTATGCGATAAATTTCACTGCCAGCTTTTCTGCTTCTATAAATTTATTGCCACCAGACTTTGAATAGCAAATTTCAATAGCTAAGCCCTTTCTATTCCCTTGTCCGTTTGTCCCATCACCTGCATGCCAAGCATTGCGGTTTTCAGGTATACCCTGAACGATTTCTTTATCATCAACTGCGTAATGGAAAGAAACCTGATTATTATTGCTTATCATGTATGCTACTTCATTCCTGGCGCTGGCATCGTTAGCGGTGTTGTGCACTACGATAAACTCTGCAACCATGGGATAGGGACACTTGATATTGTATTTGCTAGCAGGCACTAGATTTTGTATGACTTTCATCGTATCAACCACCCTATTACACCAGTCAGTGCCGATATGAGCATTGTCGCCCAAAGTGGCAACCGGTTGGCAAGCTGTTGTTTGATTTCTTTTACATCTTCTTTCAATTCATTGACGTCCCCGAATAGGATTTTGATTTGTTCTTGAAGCCTAGCAATTTCCTGCTCTGACATATTCCCACCTCCATAGAACTGCCCAGGCACCATTCTGGCACCTGGACATAATAAAAACACTCTTTCGGGTGTTTAATCCGTCGCTTAATTATCCTACTGTGCATTAATCAATTCAACTAATTCATTGTATTGGCTTTGGCTTATTCTGTCATTCAACAAAAACACATCAAGTTTTGTCATCATCTCTTCCTTACTTTTATAGGTTTTTCTCTCTATAACTGTCTTGCATAATGTATAAGTTGACATTATATCACTCCTAACTCTATACAAGATATTCTAAAGTCCAAATCCAAAAGATATTCCTCTATTGATGGTTGTGGTTCTGGCTCAGGTATATTTTCTATTTTGTATTTTTTTATAATTTTATCAGTTAATATCTCATATCCGTCATGCACTATATACTGCATTTCTGGATTATATTCAGGAGGATTGTCTATCAAAGGCAACCATCCTTCTTGACGCAATACTTCTTCTGACAATAAGTGATAACCACTTACTGTTCTACCATCTTTGAGTTTACTTGTTTTCGGTAACCCTATTTTTACAACTTGATTATTTTCTACTTTTACATATTGCATATTATTCACCTCCGTAAGCTATGCTACGAAATGCTTGTGTAAGTCCAGTTGCTAATTTTGTCCATGTAGTTCCATCTGATGAAGTATATATATACCCGTTTGAACTTCCAATTATCCATAAGCCATTACCATAGGTGATACAATACATTGTAGTATCTATTGTAGATTGAGTTCTAGCACTGATATTTACAAAATCGGTAGTTGTAAATGTTGCTCTATTACTTGAATAGCTTCCTATAAATATCCATTTATTACCGTCTGTAGCTACATCTGTTAAAGTATAATTTGTATAACCTGAAGGTAAAGGAGTAATAGGAAAATAATTACCAGAGCCTGCATAATGTCCTATTTCACCTCTACCACATGCTACAACATGATAGCCATCAGAAACTACTTTATTAACACTATAATTTTCATTAAACCCAGTTCTGACATACCAAGTATCTAATGGGTCTGTAGCATACATAGTGTTACCATTAGTAGAAGCTATCCAGAACTTACCGTCATAATTATTATACGCTATAGACCTCTGTGGATAGGGTCCAAAATACGAGAAATATATGCTATGCCAATTTATAGCGTCTGTTGAATAGGCCATATAACCTGTATTTCCACCTACTGCAATAAAATAGCCCTTTCCATAAGCGACTGAATCATAAGCTATATCTGGGCATACTGCTTGTATCCATTCATATCCATCATATGATATTGCAATTTGATTATTCGCTACTGCTATATACATTTCAAATTCTCTTATATATTTAACCTCATTAATAGTACTCGTGAATCCCGCATTATTAACCAATTTCCAATTTATACCATTATTAGAAACAGCTACATAACCCGAACTACAACCAGCTACAAATTTTATTTTTCCTTTACCGCCACTTCCCATTCTAATTCTATCAGCTAACATATTATCACCTTCTTATGTTGTAAAATCTGTACCAGCAGACATACCGTACCAGCTACTACCCGCATTTACAGTTACAAAAGTAAATATAGCTGTTTTATTGGCTTTCAATTCAGGTATATTGTCTTCTGCCCATTTCACACTAGAAGGCCAAGTAACCGCGTATAATGTAGAGGGCATACGAATTATTACCGTTATAGAGCAAGCCCTACCACTTGCAGAAGGATTACTAAATGCTAATGTTGTGTTTCCTGATAAGGTTAAATCAAATACATTACCTGTAGTAATATCAAGTGTTTTAGTTCCACTTACACCTGTTGATGCTACACATGATTCTGCGTAATCCTTTATATAAGGTCTTGTGAGTAAATTATCCTGCATATTTAATTCACCAGACATAGAACCTCCTGACTTAGGCAAAGCTGCATTAGCCTTATCATATGCTTGTTTTACTGAGTTTGGCGTAGCTGCCGTTGTTGTTGAAGTAGACGATACACTATCTGTTAATTGCACATGTCCTTTAGTTGAAGTGGAAGCATTTACGTTTGCATGAGCATCTACCTTCGCCTGGGCGCCTGCGGGGGTCTCATGTCCGCTATGGGGAGCTGTAGCGGCCACGTGCGCAGCAAGTGCTTGGCTTACTTCCCCAACTTCTTGGTCTGTGTATGCTTTTGCTCTCGCTTCTGCCGCATTCACTTGCTGCTGAGTGGCAAGTATAACAGTCGGATCAACCCTTAGTACCACACTAGCTGTATTGCTGACCTCCAGTATCATCCTAATAACCAGGTCCTTAATGCTACCATCAGCGGCCACCGGTTTATATGTTTCAGGGTATTTCCCCACGGCAATCAAGTCACCCTCATTGTCAAACACTCCAGCTTCCCTAATCGTAAAGCCCCCATGTTGGCCTGGGACCACTGTTTGAATGGTTATCCAGGTCGGGTTTTCTTCATCAACGGCAACAGTTCCAATAGCGCCTCGCCATACTTCATTTCGCAATTCGGTTTGGTCTTCAGTTGGATTATAATAACTCCCGCCACCATCCCCCAAAGCCAGTTCGGTCAGTTCTATCTTCTCTCCTAAGGCTGCAGCATTGGCAATTTTTGCTTTGCCTACGGCTGTCAAAATGGTGTAGAACTGTTCTGCCAATGTAATCACTCTCCTTTCGGATATACTGTTATATTATCAACGCCAGTATTGTATCCTGCCGCAATAAAAATTTCTCCTCGGCTAGTCAGCTCACGTACAGTCCAAGGATATACCGTTATTTCTTCACCTGCTAACAACGCGCTACCGATAAAAACTCTCTTTCCTCCTTGTCTCAGTCCCGCCACTAGCGAATAACCAAGGTGTGCTGGTTTCGCCTCTTCAATAACCTCGTAAACTGTTCCTAAATCAACAGATTGTGTTAGGTTAAATAAAACTTCAAAGCGGTACTGGTCAAAAAATTCCCTTATAAAAGCCTGCTTGTCCTGGGAAAATGTTCTAACCAATTGCTCCATTTGCTCTTTTGTCATCGGCCAGCGGGTTTGCATCCGTGTCAATACTCGCGTCCTTCGCTGCTCAATGGGAATACTATCATTCGGCGGAATTCCTAGAAGCCACTCCCAATATACAATTCCCCATGTAGCAGTCTGCGGAAATAGCTGCGTTAATATCTCATCGGTTAGTTTTTCTGCCTCGTCCCATTCCGCGCCGATGGCCTCCATGACAGCTTGCATGATTACTGATTGTTCGTATATTGGAGAGATATATCCAAGAAACTTCTTGCCTTTTGGTGATGCAATCATGTAATACTCACCGTCACTTCACCCAGCACAGGGATTTTGACCACCGGTATCTCAACGTAATCGTCATTTCCGTTCAGGGTTAAATTCGCGTAGTCGGCTACACCGTCCACGCTGAGTATTTCGTGCCCAACCCTTGTGACGGTTATGCGGTCTGGTGGTCGGTCTCCCGTATTCAGTTCAAATCCAGCCATAAAATCCCGGAGCCGAACCTTGATATTCTCCACTACAGTTTCAACATCGTACCCGTCCTTGAGGAAGAGAGAAAAAGAGATATCTACAGTGAATACCTCCGGCGCGTCTACAGTTACATGGGCCCCAATGGGTGCTTTCCCGCCACCCAAATTACCATCGGGCGCTATATGGGCCTGTACGGCGTCTATTAGTTCTTGATTGGCCGGCTGGTCGTTGCTGTCCATAATTAGCACCTTTACTGTCCCTGGTCCGTCCCAGAGGGGGATTACATACACTGCTCCTACTCCCGGCACCTCTTTCGCCCAGCGCTCATAGTCCTTCTTGGCCCCGCTGAGTGGTTCATCATATGCGGCCAGTAGTCGCTCCCGGAAACTGTCATCGTCTTCCATTTCCGTCCCACCTGTGAACGGTTCTGGATTTGTTACTGAAGCAATGCCATTTATGGGTTCGCTCAACAAAGTAATGGTGTTTGCAGCTACATTTCCTATGGTGCCTGGCTCCAGACACTCCACTTCCACGGTGGCAGTGCCATCTTCTCCGATTTGGGTCCTTTCTTTGGTCTTGAATTCGATGGCCGGAAAGGAACCGGTAGCCTCCGTCAGTACCACAAAACCGGCAGGAATTACAATACCGGGTTGGCCCGTGAATATAACGGTTCCGGTGGCCGGAGTAGCCGGGTGTCTGAAAACACCTTTCATTTCACCCAGGAAGTCCAAATACTGCCCATAGCTGGTCTGTGGAAAGCACAGCCGCAAGAAATGCTGGAGCTTGAGCTGTACCAGCTCGGCCTTTTCTATAGCAGTAGGTCGGGTAGCATCCCAAAAGAAATCCCCTTCCTTGGTACTGATACCTGAAGGGGCTTTTTCCAGCATCCTGCGATGTATAATCTCTTCATCTTCTTGGAGAAACTCCGGAATAGATAGTTCATATGGCACCTAACCTCACCCCCTCAATACGCGCCGGCTCTCCGATGACCGGCACAATAGTAAAGCTAACATACAGTTCGTCAGCGTGCCACTGAAAAGTGAAATCCTTGACTAGCTCAGTTCTCAGGTCTGCCATCAGGGCCTCCGTGATGGTCCTCTCTATTTCCATTTCCATCAAGGCACGGTCTGGCTGTTTCCTAGCTTGCTTGACTTCCACCCCGTAATTCCAGCTATACGCCAAGCAGGCAAAGCGCTCTGTCATGACCGTTTTCACGCACCACTGCACCCAGGCCTGGTGCCCGTCGGCTACTACAATCTTGCCAGCAGCATCTCTCACGAAGTCACCCTTCTCGAAGTCAAAAAGATAACTTTCGGGATATTCCGGCGCAAGCTGAGGTTGTTCTTGTTCAACTATTGTTGGTAGTTCAAAGGTCGGATATAAATTGGGCATTATGAGCTCACCACCTTGCTCACCACAACCGGGTCGGTATGGTCGTTCACCCAAGCTACCAGCACCCGGTCACCGGGTTTGAGTTCAGGTTTTATTTCGATAGTAACCTTGTTGATCACCGTAGGGTTAAAAGAATATTGCGCAAGCCCTTTTGTTACAGAACCAGGCAAAGGGCTTCCGCTACTGTCTACAGAAGCGGCAGTAGTGACCAATCCTCCCGCTTCCATACAAGTTTCAATCCCTAGTAAGGAAAATGCAGGCAGTATAAGTTTTGCCGTCCACTCTGAAATCAAGTATTCCCCCTTAGGTATCGGCACGGCAAACCGGTCCAGCTTTAGGCTCATGTCAGATTGAATGCTACCCAGCTCCAACGCATCTGGCCTGGCGGTTTGGGTGCTTATCCTTTCGGCTATCACTTGCGCCAGCTTACTTGCCCCGCTGTTAGCCAACGTCCTCCACCTCCATTACCATGATTCGCTTGGTTGCATCGTGTATAACGCTGGAAACGATATAGTAGCCTGTTAGCGTACCGGCCTCAACTTTTACCTTGTCTCCCCTGCGCAAGAACGGTAGGTCTGGTGCTGTCACTTTACGCCTTCGCCTTGGCTGGCCTCGCTCTTTCAGTATGTCCTGCGCGGCGGCCTTAGCAGCCGCTGCATTGTCAAACTGGCGCTGGTAGACTACTTCCTGAAGCGTCCCGAATTCAGTTCTACCGTCGAGCGTAGCCACCACTGGTGCCTTGCCCTCTTTGTCCTCCGCGCCGATGATTTTTACACGTGTAACCAGCTCCTCAATATCCTGCCTGTCGTTAATGCTGTCAACGTTCGCGTTTGCACTAAAAACGTAAACCGGGGTATTTTGTCCCGGTCTGATGACATCGATTTTCCCTTGTTTGCTACGTACAATCCACTTTCCGCCGCCTTTCTTCTTGGCTTCATTCAGCACAGAATAAATCATGTCGGCCAGAGTATCTCCTCTAAAAACCTGTTTGGCCAACGTCACATCTGGTCCCTGTATTGTTCCTAATGGTATCCCCCACGCTTTGGCAATGTCCTGAATAATGGCCTTTGCGGTCTGACCAGCTTTATAAAAGCGGTCATCCTTGCTTTTCATCAAGTAGATGAGTTGGTCATAAGTGGTAATCGTAAAATGTTCTAATGGGTCTATCCGGTAGTCCCAGGCAAAAACGGTACCCCGGAAAATCTCCTGCTGGCCGCTCCCCCAATCGGCATAAAGAAATACCTGACCACCAAGCGGTATGAGCTGGTGAAGCCATTTTCCGCCAGTAAGCTGTTGGTTTTTCAACTCTGCCTCCAACCGTACTGCTAGCTCGCCGTCATTTTCTTCCCAGGACAAACTGCGCAAAAAAGGCTGCAAATCTATACGTTGACCATCAGGACGAACCAGCACTAATGAGTAATTGAGTTTTGTAACGTCAATCATGTCTGCCACCGCCTTATACTATCCGCAAAACTTGTCCAGGGAAAATCAGGTTAGGGTCCTTACCTATCACGTTAGTATTGTTGTTGTAAATTTCCCTCCAACGCCCACCATCACCCAAGGTTTTTTTGGCGATTGCCCAAAGTGTGTCCCCAGGTTTGACGGTGTACGTTTTTGGGGCTGGAGGTGCTGGCCTGGTCTGCTGGACACCGACTGCAACAGCCGGCGCTGTTTCTCCTTCGGTCCTAATAATCAGTTCTCTGGCCTCTACAAACCGAAGTGAATACCAACAATCCCCATGTCCACCCATCCATTCATGTTGAAAGCTACCATCACCATCGAAATATACATCATGGTTGATTGGTGTTTCCGTGACTAATAGCTTCAATTTTCTTCCTTCATTTCTCCAAAGAGATAGGAGCCCGGTGATTTCTTTTGGTGAACGCCAATCTTTTACAAGCGGATCATTTTTTCTCGCCTCTCCTGGGAAAAATCCCTCAAAAGTAAACCTCGTAGGTACACGTCCACGAGGCAGAGATATTTCACCCAGGCTTATAACGTCAAAGGTTAATATTCTATTGCCAGTGTTGCAGGTTATTCTTTCCGGGTTCACTGGAAAATGAAGACGGTTCCCGTCATAGGTCATGAGGTAGAATTCCATATACGTCACCTTCTTTTCTTGCAGGCATTTTATCTTTTTATCTTTTGACCAGGTTATTTCGTCATGTTTTGAAATACCTCACGCAAGTTATTTGCTATTGCGTCCGTTATCCTGTCAACTGCGCCGTCTATGTCTTCTCGGTTCTCAATTACCACCTGTCTTACTAGACCGGTTAAGTCAAAATTGAGATTGATGGTAGCAGGCCCCGGCATGGCAAGCGAGGGAACAGAACTAACCGGAATCTTTTCTCTCCAACCTTCTGTCATGGTCCCGACTAATCCGCCCTCTGCATATGGCCTTACCCCAAGCCTTCTACCAGCTTCTTCCCAAAGGCCCAAAGCCCGGCTTCTCATTCTGGACGTTAACGGAATTATTGCCTCTGGGCCTGCTTCGGCAACCAGTGCCGTATGCGGCCTGGAGAAAATACCACCTATCGCTCTTTTTGGCATTGCCCTAAGTTCAGTGCCCGGGAATAATGGTTCTCCTGGAGGAGTAACAGCCTTACGTTCCTCCAACATCTGTTCTGCCCGCTCGTACTCTGCAATACGTTCCCTGATATAGTACTCCGTGCCGGGAATATGCTTCCCAAGTGCTTCAAAGCCCTTGGGAAGCCCCCAGGCTAAAGCTGCAGCACCAATACCCACAGCAGCCCCCTTAGGGCCAGCTATTCGAAAACCAACATATGCACCTAATAAAATACCTGCCCATGGGTTGGCTTTAATGACTTCATAAATTCCCTGAACAACCGCCCCTGCTAGAGTTTTACCCAGTTCTATAGCAACAGGTGTAATTTCGGGAATAACTTCTTCCATTCCAGTTTTTAAAAACGTCCCCAAAGTTCTCCCTGTTTCCTTTATTGTTTCGCCACCGGGGCCTTCCAGCCAAGTGTTAGCTGATTCTAGTATCTTGTTTAGTGCAACAGTGACTTTTTCGCTCCAAGTCATTTCATTCCAACCAGGCATATTGACTAAATCACGGAAAAACTGCTTAGCTCCTCTATACATCTCCTCGAATTTCCTGCCTACTCTTTCACCTGCCCGCTCAAGCCTTCTTTGAAACTCCTCAAACGCACCGCCCGTATCTTCGGTCAAGCCAATAATATCCATCAAGATACGCTTAACCGGTCCAGCCATACCTTTTCCAAAATGCCATACTGTCAAGTTTGCGGTATCCTTGATTACGGCAGTCATTCCTAATAGAGAATTGGACAGTTCTTTCATACCGCCGGCAAATCGTTGTTCAAGAGTTCTGACAATTGCCTCCATTGCCTTTGCGGAAGATATTCCGGCACTGCCTATATTGCCTAATTCCGATTCTGCAACTCCAAGCTCTTTTGCAAATATATTTAATGGCAACTTCAAGTTTAAAGCTACCTGTTTCAAGTCTTGTAAATTCAACGTACCAGCTGAAGCAATCTGCGTGAACCCAAGTAAGGCCGCCTCAATACCTTGCATACCAGCTCCTGTACGTCCGGCGGCATCGCCAAATGCAAGCAAGGCTCGTTTAGCCTGCTCAAAATTATAACCAGCACCCATCAACTGAATAGTAGCTCCCTGAAGGAATGGGAATTCAAAAGGTGTTTCCTTAGCGAAACGGACCAAATCTTCAAAAGCCTTTTTCCCTTCTTCTACACTGCCCATATAGAAATCAAGGGACATCTGGGCTTGTTCAAACTCGCCGGCCAATTTTAGTGGGAAAATTATCCCTGCACCTACTCCAGCACCAGCACCAAGAAGGGCAAGGGGACTGGTGAGTTTATTTACCAATCCTTTTATGAAACCAGTAACCTTATCCTTGACTTCCAGCGTAACCTTCCAAGCCTTACCAGTTATACCACGTAAACGAGTTTGAATAGACCTTATGACAGGCCATGCCTTGTCAATAGCACCGATTTTCAGACTGATTTCACGGCCAAATATCCTCCGGATGCGTTCGTTGGTCTTTTGTGCCGATTTTTCAAATCGGCTGACCTTCTGCTCAGCCTGTTGCAACGGTTTATCGGTCTGATCATCAATTATGATAGGTATTTCAACTCGATAGATTTCACCACCGGCCATGGCTTGCCCTCCTTTCAATGTGTGGTAGGAATTACCCCCTCCCCAGCGAATTGGAAAAGCGCTAACTATGAATCAAAATCCAATGGGAAGGAGGTGAACTTTTTTGATTGACATTTACTCCTCGGCTTTGATTTTGATAGCTTGGCAAGTCTCAATAAATACCGTCTCTCTCTAACTTGCTTGTAAGCACTCTTGCAATGTGTTCCGGCTGGACTACCTTTTCCAGTTCATCTATTTTCTTTTCTAAGGCGGCTAAACGCTCATCCATTTTCTTTTCCAAGACAGTTAAATACTCATCTATACTCATTTGTAACAATTTTATTCCCTCCTCTTCGCTGCTTCTTCTATCTTCTGCAGCTCTTTATCTTCAGCTTCCAGCTGCACCATCATAGAAGCCAGCATAAAAGCCCTTACTTTATAGGGCTTTCGATAAAACTCATCAGGAGGGATGCCTTGCCGCTGAAAGATGTGATGCAACAGCGTAGCCTTCCCTCCTGCTTTTATGAGTTTTTTAAGGTTTCCTCCATGACCTCAGCGTCCTCATCGGTATAACCACTAAGGCCCTCAATAAGCTCAATACACTTTTCTTTTTCTCCTCGTTTAAGGACCTTGTCAACCAACTGCCAACCTGTTATCACGTCTGCTTTTGCCCAGAGGTCTTTATTGTCCCAGATAATCTTTTTATCATCAGGATGGGTAGCTGTGTAGATTACCAAGCTGTTGAACTTTGCTGAATTGAACTCCCGCGGTACGGCCAGATTGCCCAACCTACGGTCTTTGGCCACTTTTGTAGCCTGGTCCCGGCACTTCTCAAATTCACTGTCATCAAGACCGCGAACCCGGAAGGAAAACAGTTTCTTGCCGTCCCTGATAACCTCAAAAAGTTTGTATTCAATAATTGTTTCCATCGCCTCCAGGACGCCCGCAACATCCTGGAGGATTACATCTTCGTTCTGAATCAAATAATCCTTCTTTTCTTCGTTCATGTTATCCCTCCATTATCTGGGTGCACGGAGTACACCCATGAAGTTTAGTACTGCATCAGGAGCATTGTTGCGTAACCCGGCAATAACTTTCTGCAGCAATCGAGCATCACGGATTACGGTCTCAGTGAAGGTCAAAGTCACTGTATAACTTTGTGGAATGGCCCAAGTCAACTTACTTCCTGCCGGCTGATAGTCGGTATTTGTATAGTTTACCTGAGCCTGCCACTGGTTCACTTCGGCTAGGAAATTGCCGTCACCGTCGTACAGTTCCCCGTTGTAGCCCCTAAGAATATTCCTTGGATCAAAGGGACCACTGTCCAGCAGTTCCTGCAAGTCAGGTGGTTCGTTTACCCTAAAGGACCATGAACGATTGATAATGTCCCCTGAAGTTACGTTTGCAATGTCAATACTACCATCAGGTACACATGATCGGAAAATATAGCGTCCATCAGCCATCTAAAACACCTCCATTACTGGTTTTCAGCCGGCGGTGCAAAACGGAATTGGAATGTGATGTAAACCTTTTCGGCGGAGTCAAGGTCATCCACCTGCACCACGAACCAGGCTGAGTCTCCAACTGACGGGTTGTTCGGGTCCTCAAAGATGGAACCCTGCAACAAGGCACCTTCGGCAATCATCCGGTTGATGATGCCTTGTGCAGCAGCGATCAGTGTCGCCCTGCCATCTGGGCTGTTGTTAATCTTCCCGATGAGCGGATCCCAGGTTGCAGCTATACGGTCCATCAGGTTATCCCTGGTTCTTACTCTTCTGATTTTCTTCCAGCCAGCATCCATGTCGGCAGTCACGGTAATAAAGGTGTTGATGCCGTATTCGATATGCACTTGCTTTTGTGCCGACATCGTAAACACCAAAGCACCGCTATTGATTGCTTGCTCAATTTCAGCATTAGTTAAAGCTCCGACTAGTTCGGCAGCTCCCCTCACTACATAGTGAGTTAAGGATTCTGTGATTTGCGCAGATGCAACCATACCAGCCACTCTTGCAGCAGCCTTATAACCCTCCCTGGTTACACCGTCACTACCCTTGAAGCCATTGGCAATATAGATGATTGCTGGGTCATTGAAAGCCCTAGCATTGGTCAGCCTCGTCGCAAGGGGAACGCTGGTAGGTTCTCCGACAACGCCCAGCACCCGCTTACCTTCATTCCGCACCCGGTCAATATAGGCTTGCGCCAGAGTATGGGTTGCCGTGTCGTCAGTATCCACTGCCAGCACGTTCCAGTCAATAGCCTCGATGGCCGAGAGACCTACACTGTAGCTCTCACCGTTTACGGTCGGGTCTTGTCCACCAGTAAGTGGCTGTTGAGTAACTGTTGCTAATATTCCGCTACCATCTGCTATTTTTGTTGCAGTAATATAAGGGCTATTGGAAGCGGCTATAGCATTAACCAAGGCTTGTGGTTCACCACTACCTTTAGCAAATGGAATCGTCTGTCGCAGGGTGGTTCCCTCGTAAAGCAATAGTTCACGCTTTGTAGCGTCAGTGAGAGAATCTCTTACAGTTACCGCAAAGTCATTACCTCTTGCGCCTTCATACTTAGCTTCGATTTTCACTACATTGGCAGATTCGCTGTCCTGCAGATTTAATAATGCCTTTGTCCCGCCAGTCCCAAGTCTATACGCTACAACTCTGCGACAACCACCTCTGAATGCCTCTATTGCAGTGTCAACTGTACCAGTGCTTCCAAATGTGCTAATCACTGCATCAGCATTTTCAAGGTACACAACCTCACCCAAAGGCCCCCATGAAGCTCTAAACAATGCTGCTACAATTCCCTGTGGTACAATGGCCTCCTGCGGCTCGCCAATATTCGTAACACGAACATAAACACCCGGGCGCACTTTTTGTTCGCCCACTTGAAATATAGATCCAGGCATTTTGCGTTACACCTTCCTTTCCAAAAAGTCTTTGACTGCCTTTTCAGCTTCAGCCTTAGTCATTGTATCTTTACCGGCCAACTTCAAAGCGCCGACCATGACTTCCGGCTTCACCCTAAAAGAAGAAGCCGCCTCGATTAATTCACTGTAGCTGTAGACCGATTCTGGTGTTTCTACAGTTTTATCCGGTTTCTTTTTACTCAACGGCTCCCACCTCCATATCAATATCACCGCTTGCAACAGCTTTCTTTAAAATTTCATGCTGCGCTATTGGTTGCAATACCCCAAACCTGGCAGTTAGTTGTATCTGACCGCGGCGCATTGGGTCGGCTTCGCTGTCGGCAGTAACACGCAGTAGTTCTAAAGGACCATCGTCAGACATCTTGAACCTGCGCTGCTTGGCCAGCCCTTCCGTTACCTTCCTCACCCAGCTCAATCGAACTGAAGCACTGGGGGTCAGAATGTGCCCGTTAATCTGGACCTCCATCCAGTTTACTGCAGCTGTGATTTCCGTCGTTGTCAAACGTACCATTCGCCAGTATATCCCCGGTGTTATATCTGCCGGTGTCCATGTTACCGGATTCGTTTGCACTTCCGGCCATGTTTCCGCTGTCCAGTTTTGCAATGCGGCCACCGGATCCGGGTCGTAAGTCAGTCCATTCAGCCAGCCGAGGGCAAATACCCTGAACCTAAGGCCTCGAGTGATGGCATCCCATTCCTCGTCCACAAAGTCCTGCCCGGCACTGCCCAAGTAGTCAACCAGGTATTCCTCGCCGTCATGGGAGAACCTTGCCCGGTGTAGGGTATCAATAATGGCATTGGCTAGGCTGTCCACCTGCTGGAAGGTGGTCCGCTTGACGTAGGGCCAAACTTCAATCACAGTCGAAAAAGCCGCCCAATCCGCCTCCGGATCTTGAACACCTTCTCTTAATACCAGGTAGGGCTTCTGTGTCTTCGACCCTGCAGCATGAGGCTCATACACTCGTCCTTGAATTTCGGTTATATTATCAATCAAAATCTGCCTTATTGCCATTCGCATAATCAATCTCTCCAGTAATCAACTATAGTTTGCCTAATCCGGGGAAGGTGAACGTCAACAGTAGGCCCGACAATAGCGTAATTGCCACCATGTGCCAGCTCTAACCAGATGCCGTATTCTACACCATGAGAAAGATAAAGTACTTGCTGGTCGCCTCGTATATCTACACCTCCATGCAGGGATTGCCTGGCGTGACCAGTTCGGTCCGTCCAGGGCGCATGAGACTTGGCATAGCCCTCCATCGTACCAGCCCAATTTAAAAGCAGAGCATGCAACCCTGCTTTTTTCCTTTCAAGATACTCTCTTGTTTGATCACCAAAGGCCATTGTAATCAGTCCTCTCGGAGGAAATTGTTTTGCTTCAATACCATATACAACCCTACTTCCAACTGGTTAACCTGCTCCTCGGTCAATCCTATACGGAAAATGGAGTCTATGCAATGAATCAACTCGTGAAGGAAAACAGATTCCATTTTATCCCAGTCCAAATCCCTACACAAGCGAATTTCCTTGTCATAGTCATGTTGGACCGTGCCTATATACCCCGGATTGTTTTTGTCCACAATATCCACTATGGACACCTTGTAGATGTAAGGACCAACTTTGACCTCAGAAGGAATTTTCATATCAGCTCACCTTCTCCAAGGCTACCTGGTAGCCTACAATTTTGCCTTTCACTTTCTGCGGGTATACTTCCAGCACCTGAAATTTTCCTAAGCCCGGCACTTCAAATTCGTCTAACACGTTGGAACCTGCCTTGACATCTGCCTCATAGTCCATCAACATGCCCCATGTTTTGTCAACCTGCTTAGTACCTGCTAGAGTATTAACTTCCTGCGGCATCCATGTTCCATATTGATAAATCCGCACAACAAAGGGGCCTACTTCACTTTCTACTTCCTCGAAGTAGCCACCCATATCAATTTTCTTTGTGCGGTGAATTGTAATTGTCGTTGGGTTCTGCTGAATAGCCCATTTGGTATGTTGACGCCGGAGTGCTACTAAGTCCATGTCACAACACCTCCGGTGGCTGGATTCTCAGTATCATACTTCCCATACTACCAGCGGCCATGCGGCTATAAGTTTCAGCCATCTTCAGTGCATAGTTCACCATATCTTGAAGCTTCCGCATATCATAGCGCTCTTGACCCACGCTATAGCTTTCAATCTGTCCTAACTCTCGTTGAAACATGGCTGCTTTCATTGTCCAGCCAGTCGCCGCTGCCTCGTATATGTTTGTAGCTTCAATTAGTAGCTCATCTATATCCGCATCCGTAAAGCGAGTATCCGTGTCACTTCCGCCTTCTAGTATTCTTTCGTCTAACAGCTTCCTCAGCTTTGTTCTCAATTCCGTTGTTGGCGTCATTCTCTTTCACCGCCTCTGGCCCGTCATAATACGGGCAGTTATGTTCAATATTTGCACTTTCTATAGTCCACCTGCGGGCAGGCAATTCTTTAGCGCATTGTATTGGTGGTAACATAGAATAATCAGCGCCCGGAATCCACGGAAACCGGACGCAATCTATACAACGTGCCATTTACCTCACCGCCTTAAGCTAGGGCAATTTCCTGAACATTTTCTTCTATTGCGGCATATACACCTCTGTAGGCATATCCGACAATTTGACTTTCGATAAGCCTAGACAAGTCGCCAGCGGTTGCTTCAATTCTCAAATCTTGTTTGACTAATTCCTTAAATCCACGCTTCGGACGGATAAGATATGCCTTACCAGGGGTTACTCCCGGATATTCAAAAGTTCTTCGGCCTACCTGAACAGTCCAACCATCATAGTAAATCACGGATTCAATACCGGATACAGCGGGGTAGGTAGTGCCGCCAATCTGGTATCCACCCCTCAAGGCCATTTCAATGTTGTCCCTATCATAGCTGGATGCTAGCAATACAGTACCGGGTCTCTTCGCAATTCTAGCATCGGACAGAGCTTTGTTCAGCGTCTTGTAGAATCTTACCCACAAGTCTTCGCTGGCGTCGCCTTGGAAGTCGGTTTTGTTGCTAGCCTTGTAGTTGAAGCTAATTATTGGATACAGGTGTATATGGTTCAGTAAAGCGTTGTAAGCTTCGCCCATTGCACGGTTCAGAAGTTCGATAGAGAAGGAATCATTGAAGTCTCTCATTTCCCTAGTGTATTCAAATCCAGCGGTATAAGTCAGAATTCTAGCAATCGGTCCATATTCAGCCTGTAAACGACCGAATTTAACTTCTTCCCCTTCCATGTGTTCGGTAAATACAACAGTTCCATAAAGTGCCCATTTAGCATCAATTACCTTAGGCATATTTGCGTCTTGAAGTCTTTCGTAAATGGGCTGATACAGGAGCTGAACCTGCTCTCTTCCCAGTTCAACGTCTAGCACTACCTTCCTCGCTAAATCCTTGAACTGCTCCAGCGAACCCGAGGTCAACATTTCGCCAACAGGCTTGGCAAGCTCAAAAGTTTCCATTTCACCATTGATAATTTTCTTTTCAACTTCGTAAACTTTCCCGTTGACCACAAAAGGTGTTTTATCGGTGTAGGTTCCCTGACGACGTTCAGCCTTTAAGGCGTCTTGGCTGTAAACTTTGTACATCTATTCATCCACCTCCATCAAATTTTAAATCTTTAAGCAACAACCTGTGGGCCGAGGATGAAACAAATTACATTGTTAGTGTCTTTGGCTTGAGTGACTCGGCCCACTAATCTGTTACCTTGGGGAGTTTCAGTGAATTTCTTATTTGTCCCATCCCAGTAAAGGAGAGTACCTTTGTTGAAAGTCTGTGAAGTATCTATCTGGTCTGTTTCATATTCCGCCTGCTCAATGTTGAGTATAACCTCTGCAGTTTCTCCAGCTCCGGTAGTCACAGACTGGAAGGCGGCTCCGAGAAAACCATC